AGTTCAAGCAGTCTTAAAACCAAAACATTGTTTGATGATTTGTTGCAAGGCTTGTCAAAAAGTGCTAAATTAAATGTGCAAAAGCGCATACCAAACAAGAATCCATCTTATCGAAGCATTGGTCAAGGTATGCTGGGAAGGCGTGTGTTCATTAATGATTTGTTCAATGGAAATATGCCTGTAAGAATACTAATCAATCCAAATTGTACAGAATTATTGAGTGACTTGGAAGAGTGTACACAGGACATGAATGGTAAATTAGCAAAACCAAAGAATAAAGAAGGATTTGAGCCAAGAGGTCACTTTCTTCAAGCATTGGAATATTTCTTATGTCATCCAAAAGCCATCGGTTATTTAGCTAAAATCAAAAAATGACAACACCATTCAGACCAAGAATGCCAAAATGGTTCAACCAAAGTGATGCACTTTTTTTCAGACAGCATTTCACAGAAGATGAGTTCAGAGATTTTCAAAAACAAAAGATTGGCTTAATAGAAGAAAGCAATAAAGCTGGAATACCTATTGAAGACATCAAACACTATTGGTATAAATCAAAGCAATATTCAATCTTTGCAAAGACAAAGGACATTGACTTAAAGCAAAGTATTGACCAGCTTGTTGAAGTATTGAAAGAAGTTGCACCAAATCAAGAAAAACTAAAACGTGAACAATACCAACAACCAGTCTTATTTTGTCTTTCTCCATCTGACATTCATTTTGGGAAATTAGCAACCAAAGAAGAAACTGGAAACCAATATGACATTGATATTGCAGCAAAGCGTTTTATTGATGGCGTGAATGGTCTTTTACAATACATCGAATGTTACCAGATTGAAAAAATTATTGTTGTTGGTGGAAATGATATTTTGCACACTGATTCATTATTGAACACAACAACAAAAGGAACGCCACAAGATGTAAGCCACAAGTTTTATGATACATTCAACAGGGCGTTTCAGACCTACACACTTGTTCTTGATGCTTTAATACAGATAGCTGATGTTTACTATGTTCATTGTATGTCAAACCATGACTATCTTAGTGGCTATTATTTCAGCAAGTGCCTTGAAGCGTATTACTCCAGCAATCCAAACATAGAATTTAATACAACATCAAGTCCAAGAAAATACGTTCACTACGGCTTGAATTTACTTGGCTTTTCACATGGTGACACAGCAAAAGATTCTGAATTGGCAAACCTTATGAAAATGGAAGCTAAAAACAGCTGGTCAAAGTGTTTGTACGGATATTGGTATTTAGGTCACTTTCATCACCACATAAGAAAGCAAGAAAACAAGTTGATAAGTAAAGACTACAACGATGTGACAATAATCAAAGCCAGTGAAGAACTTATTGAAGATAAAATACAAGTTCAGTTTTTAAGAAGCATATCTGGATCCGATGCTTGGCACAACGCAAAAGGTTATAAATCAAAACCAGCTTTGGAAGGGTTTTTACATTCACCAACAGATGGGCAAATTGCACGATTCACAAAATATGTAAAATAATAAATCAAAATACTTTGAAAATTCGTATCTTTGTTTATACAAACATAAAGCAGAAATGGAAAAAAAATTAAAGAAAGTCATTGAAGGGTATTGCCACAAATACTATCATCATGTTTGTAAATTAGCACACTTTTATTCGCAGATTGTCACTGGTGTTGGATATGGTGAATTGATTGTAAATTACAAGCCAAGAGAATCTGAAGCGCAAAAAATTCAACGTGTTGAGATTACACAGAACAGAACCAAGTCTATTGCTGGAAAAATTGAAGGCTTTTTTAAACGTGTTTTTAGAGCAGATAAACTTGCAATGGACATAAACATACAGGATGAACAGGAAAGTGCGAATATGGGACGAATTTTGGCTAATTATGGGCATGATGGCGAAAGCCTTATCAACTGGTGTGAAGAATCAGCGTTATTTTATAACAATACAGACCCAAATGCTTTCTATTGGGTGCAACATTCAAGAGTTGATGAAGTTGATTATTTCAATCCATACATATTCAAAAGTCATGAAGTAAAAGACTATAAAATTGAAAAAGGTGCTGTCCAATATTGCGTGACAAATCTGACTGAAACTGTCGGTTATATGAAAAACCGAAAACAGCATGAAAAAGTCATTAATATTTTTTACTATTTCGATGCTAAAAAAACACAAACAGCGATCCAGCTTGACCAAGACATTGTTGAACATTCAACTTTTTATGAGCAGTTCAAAAATGAAGATGGTGAGTTTGTTGGTACGATTGATGAAGTTAATGAAAAAACTTATCTGGTCATTGAACAAGAAAATGAGTTTGAAAAAATACCTATCACAAGAATAGGCTACAGCCATGACAAAGAAACCAACAAGAAAACTTATGTATCTTTTTGGGATTCAGCAACTGAAGAATACAAACAGCTTGTCAACAGGGGCAGTGAATATGACCTTAGTCTAACGCTTCATGCGTTCTTGCAAAAAATCCAGTATTATACGCCATGTGACTATCAAGATGAAAGTCATTCAATTTGTAATGGTGGTATTTTACATCCAAATGGCATGACTTGTCCAAGTTGTTCTGGCAGTGGCAAAAAAGTCCACACAAGTTCACAGGATGTAATTGAAGTGCAGTTGCCAAGTGAAGATGGCGAAAATAACATTACAGTTACGCCAAAAGATTTTGTTTTCTATGTTGACATTCCATTTGATATTGTAAAACAACAGAAGGAAGATGTGCAAGAATATACGCCAAAAATAACCGAAGCAGTATTTGGTGTTGATATATCCTATCAGCAAACAGCAATGGCAACAGCAACACAGATTACAAACTATTATGACACTGCACAGGATGCAATGTACGAGTTCACAAAGTCACCACAAAAAATGTTCTATTTCACTGTTGATTACATCAGCACTATTATGGGCATTGATGACATTGAAACAAGAATTTTGTACACAAATGAATATGATCTTGAAAGTGAAGAATATTTGATTGAGTTGTTGAAAAAATCAAAGGAAGCTGGTGCAAGTCCAGAGGTAATTGAAAACATTAACAAAAGAATAGTAATAAAGCAGAACAGGACAGATTCAAGTTACATGTCAGTCTATAATGCGATGCGTAAATTTGAACCATTTAGCAACATACAACCAGATTTGAAAGCTAACATTGTTTTAAGCCTTCCAGATAGTAGTTTGCAAAAAGCCTTATTACTAAATTTTAAAGAAATAACAGAAGATATTGTTGCCAATGAACCAGCCTTTTTGTTGCTTGATTACAACCAGCAAAAAGACATAGTCATGGCAAAGGCAAAGCAATTCAGTGACATGGCAGTAAGTGACAATTCAGTTAGTCAGATTGCTGGGTTTGGAAACATTGAAATAAATGAATAATAATGCTTCCAACAATCACAGATTTAAAGAAGATTGCAAGACAAAGAAGTGCATTATTAAGGGCTTCGGAGAAAGGTTTGCTTGAAAGAACAGCGACACTTGAAAGGAAGCTGAACACATACATTCTAAACACTTTAATTCCAAGCCTTGACATAAGGAACAACAGAATAACAAACACGAACAGGAATTTAAAAATAATTAACAATCCAGCAAGTCTAAAAACATTTATTAAGAACGTGGTCAATGCAGATTTATACAAGTATTATAATAATCAATTCAATCGCTTGAATGATGCCACAAGCTTGTATTATGACAGATTTGCACCAACAAAGGCAGCCACTGAAAAGATATATAATAGAGCAAGTACAATTTCTTCTGGATATGTTGATGAATTGTTTGACAATAATGACATTGTGCGCCAAATACAAAATTCAATCAGAGCAAACATAATTGCTGAAGCAAGAGTGAGTGATGTCAAGTCTTTAATGACTGAAGTTATCAAAGGAAGACAAAACAAGTTTGGTGCAATCACAAGTTTTCATTATAAGAATGGCTTTGATAGTTTTCAGAAATATTCAAGAGGTCTTGATGAGCAGTTCAGCAAAACACTGAAGCTTAATTATGCAATCTACGCTGGTGGCGAAATAAAGACCACAAGACCTTTTTGTGAAGAACGTGCTGGTAACGTTTACAATCGTGAAACGATCCTTGAATGGAATGACCTTGAATGGAGTGGTAAAATTCCAGATGGCAACATCTTGACTGATTTGGGTGGTTACAATTGCAGACATGACCTTGACTGGATTAGCTTTGAACTTGCAAAGCGTATTGATCCAGATATTGAGAAAAGTAAATTTGACAAATAATGGCAGTCTATAAATACTATATTGACAACAAAGAATATACACCTGACAACACTGGTGATTTTACGCTTGATTATACGTTAAGTCGTGAAGGTGGTTCTTATCAGTATGTCAAAGACATCAATGGAACTGTCAATTATACTGGTGCAGTGTATGACTACATTCTTGCAAATGGCGATGCTGAAAAGATTTTATTCAGCATTGAGGAGTATAGCAGTGAAGGAACTTTTATTGTTTATGAAGGCTATTTCACAAACCGAAATTGTGTTTTCAATCCAGATAAAAAAAGCGTTAAAATCAAGCTGAAGCATGACAGCTTTTACAATTGTTTGCTTGATAATTATGACAAGACTTTCAACATTCTTGAAGCCAGTACAATAGTCAATTCAGTATGGAAAAATGATTTAAATTTTTATGAATTTAAAGTTGTCACAAGTCTTGGTCAAGATACATTTTTCAATTGCAACTTAGGTTGTGGAGGTTCACCAAATGGTGCTTTTCATCCAAATTATTATGTATTTGTCAGAGATACAAGAACAACATATTGTCAAGGTGGTGAACCACAAGCACCAGCTGGAACTGCACCACATCAATATGACCTTTTATTTGATAATTGTCAATCAAATAATACTGCAAAATTTTACAGATGTCCACCGAATCCATTGTATCAACAAATACCATGCACATCTTTTGGTTATACATTTTGCACTTTACCATGTACATCAACACCACCACCAGTCACAGCAGCAAATGAAGATTGGTATTTGATGGCTACATACATAGATTATACAGGAACACCAACATTAAGGTCTTTCTGGATCGACAGAAATGTGTTTCAAACATTTACCGAAACTGATTTTGACAATGGAAGACTTTTAACTGAAGTCATTAATCTTGGCTTGAATAAAATATGTCCAGAACTTGATTTACAAAGCCAGTTTTTATACAATGAAACCAATCCAGTTACAGGCAACAATCCGAGCAGCACAACAGATTTACAGCTTCATTCATTAAGCGACATAAAAGACCCAACAGCAACTGAAGAAGCAACACTTGAAGAAGTTACATTGAAAGAGTTGCTTGAAAGTTATATCAGTTCAAAATTAAATTGCTTCTGGCGTGTTGATGAAGGCACAAGAAGATTGATTATTGAACATTATAATGACCTTAACAATCAAGGCGTTCTTGACTTGACAGCGATCCAGTCTGGTGAATATACAAGACTAAGAAATGAATACGAATATGACTTGACTGACATACCCAGAGCAGAAGAATTCCCAAGCTTAGATTTCAGTATTGATTTCACTGGCGTTGATATAAATTATAACAATGATGTTGCTGAAGGTGTGAAATCTTACAACACATCAAAGTTTTTCAGTGAAGTAGAAAATATTTATTCAAATCCAGCAGAGTATGGAACAGATGGCATTGTAGTCATCACACCAGATTCACTTGCGCCATCACAATCTGGATTGAGCATTTCAGCACGTTCAGAAAATGGTGCTATTACTGGCGATTATTACCCAAATGTACCACAAGGAATGGCAAACCTTCATGAAAAATTTTGGAAGTATTACAGACCATTTCCACAAGGCGAAATGAACTTTGTTGGTCAAGGGTTCAGCAAGTTAAGACCAGACAAAAAGCTTGAACAAATATCTATACCTATAAGGTCATTTTTCTTTTTTGCACCTTATCAAAGGTTTATTGGAAACAGCTTCACAAATGGTCAATTGCAGACAGCTTCATACAATTTAAAAACAGGAATGATTTCATTACAAATAAATTTCTATGAGTAGTATAAAAATATTCAACAGAGCGACAACATCAGCACAAGGCAGTGGCTTACCATTTTATGAAAATATTAGTGATTGTTTCAGCTTTCAAAACAATGGCTTCAATTCTGATATTGGTTTGTGGCGTGTTCCTGTTGACAAAGTACCGACATTTCAAGTATTTGTTGATGAACTTTATGACACGATCCAGAGGTTCGTATGGTACGAAACAAAAGGTGAAAACAATTTCACAGGCGTGACATTCACACCAATTGCAAGCGGTGGTTTACAAAGCACTGCTGTGACTGTTAATGGAGTGAAGAAGATTGTATGGTCAAGCTTTGATACATT